GATTCCATGTATTCCAGATGTTCTGTTTCGTTAAGAGTTTGAGCAAAATGTTCCTCCATTAGATAAATGTGTTCTGGTCCACGTAATCCTAATGATTCTCTCAAATGTAAGACACTTAAAAAAGCAAAGTAAGGTGCTCTTGCTATTTCTTCAAGAACCCAAAATCTTTGAAAGTGTCTACCTCTGTAAAGATAATCGATAATTGAAATCGTAATATTTAAAACAATCAAATTTAAATTTTTCATTCTAATTACCTTAGTAAAGACATTCCTCCTGTTCTGCTAATACAACACAATCACTTGTTGGATATGATACACATGTCAGGATAAATCCATCTTCCATTTGATCATCATCAAGAAAAGATTGCTCCTCCTGATCCACCGTTCCACTTTCAAGTTTACCGGCACATGTAGAACAAGCACCTGCCTTGCATGAAGACGGTGCATCAATATCAACATCTTCGGCAGCTTCTAAGAGATACTGGTCATCTGCACATTGAAAGGTAGTTTCCGTTCCGTCAGATGATTTCCATGTAATCGTATATTCCATTTATTTTCTTAGTTAACGTGTACTGTTCCAATCATGCCCGCACCTTGATGAGGACCACAGAAAAAATCATAATCTCCTGCATCGGCAAATTTAATATCCTGAGATTCTCCTGGATTGAACATTAGTGATTCTCTGGATAAATCGGCACGACCCTTAACAATAATATTGTGTGGGGGCAACATGCCATTTACAAAGTGAATTGTTTCACCTGCATTTATTGTAATGTCTGATGGATCAAAAATCAAGTTCCCACCAGAACCCATTGTAACATCTACAGCCCATGCCGGTGCTGCTAAAAAGAGTGTGGTTAGAAGTGCAAAAAAGAACTTCATATTTGTTAGTTCAACTACACTATCTAGTCATTTTTTACTAGTATAAGTTACTTAATTGTTAGCAACCACTAACAGATTTTGCTATTTCACCACCAAGATTACTTCCGACATTTTGACCTAACATAGTTGCCCATCCAGCAGCTAACCATCCAACATAAGGAATACCAGTTAATACCGGAGCAAGTCCACTAGTCATACTAGCTCCCACTATCGCACCGGTTGACTCTCCAGAACCTTCCGACTTGATACACGCTAACTTTTCGGCACTTAACTTTCCCTCAGGATCACTACCTCCATTTAACTCACCATTCATTGTATATTCTTTCCGAATATATTCTTTCTTATCTAAACTTTGAGAACTACCAAAAAATCCTTTCTTACTACTTTTTAAATCTAAATTACTTTCTCTAACTAATACTTTTGGATCATTGGCATTGTATCTAATTTCATATCCTTCCTTACCAACTTTTACATCATAAGATGAATATTCTCCGGTAGGAAGATTGATAGAAGGATACTGAGGTCTATCTGCATATTTTTCAGTCATCTTCATTAAATGACCAAGAGCACCAATATGTGCAACTGCAACTAAACTACCCACACCAAGAAGAACCCATTTAAATGGACCTCTACGTCTAGATCTTTTAGATAATTTTTCTTCCGATTTTACCTGATCTGTAGTATCAGTCATGACTTATTTTTTAAATTTGGTAATATTACATCTTATAGGAATCGTTAGATTTTGGTGGTCCTTGAGGTGGTTGATTTCCAATTTGAAGAGGTGCTTGTTCAATCCTGATAGTTTGAGCAGGTGCAGTTTGAGCTGCCGCATTAATCAATTTTTCTAGGTCAGATTTGCTTATCGCACCTGAAGAAGAACTACTACCATTACCATTTTTATTTTTTGCCGTTTGAACACCGAAGGTCGCTAAGACACCAGTAAAGACACTGGCTATAAATGTCGGATCAATTTTACCTTGAGGAAAACCAGGAATTGTCACATAGTTAAGAGTGAGAATTCCACCAGACCAGACAAGAATACCTAGACGAACAAAAGTTGAAATAATATTAAGTTGTTCTTCAGAGTCCTCAACCTTTTCTTTTAACTTTCCAAGTGGTCCTTTTTTCTTATCTCCTTTTACTTCTTCCTTCTTTACTTCGTCTTTCTTTACTTCTTCTGGCATGGTAAAAGAGTAAGGCAGAATTATTTAGTGCCGTAACTAGTTCCATCAAGGTTTAATATAACCGTTCTTTTCCAACCACTCTCTAGTCATTGGTGTGGGTTCATAATCAGTCCACATAGTCCCACTAGCACAAGATTCAAGTGCTTTCTGAGTCATACCGGCAGTTCTACCTGCCCAAGTTGCTTCTTTTTCCCACGGAATGGCATGAGGTATATGTTTATATGTTCTTCTTGCCATTTCCTGCCATATCTCAGGAACTTTTTCCTCATCCATAATAATAGCAATCATATTATTTTCAATAGTTCCTGCCATACAATCCTGTGCGGCGTGCCATCCTTCATGACGCATCACACTCATTAATACACCCGGACGTTTCATAAATGTTTTATTTAAGAAAAAATTATTTCCTACAGTATGATAAACACCACGATGTCCTACAGGAAAATATTTTTCATCTGCTAGAAACACCTTAACTCCGATCCTCCTAAGGGAGACAAGCATGTTGTTGAATTCGTTAGCAATAGAATAAAAATCGTCAGTATTGGGATACTGACTAGAAATATCCAAAAGACTAAAGACTTGTTCGACTCCATCCGTGCATTCCCGAAGTAACATACACCCCATAGAGTGACTAGTATAGTACTCATTTTCTTGGAGTGGGTCTGAATGGACAGGTAGGGCAACCGCTACCGCAGCAACCAGAGATGCAATAATTTTTTTCATGAGTAATATGCCCTGTAATAACTAACGATACCTGATGTATTAATGTTTCCTTGCGATATCCAATCGTGAGCACACTCATAGATTGATTGTGGTGAATATTTGGAAATAGATCCTTCCATCTGACCACCATATTTAGAAAGAAGAACTTTCAATGCCTGTTCACGAAGAGCAAGTTTTTGCTCACTATAACGCCAATCTTCAGTCATAAAAACTATTCCCTACCAGTTCCTGACATCCAACCATAACCATTAGGACCTCCATCAAGAAAATTTTCCGAACCTCCAGAATAATCATAATCTAAAATTACGTTATGATTCTGATTTGCAATTTCATACATTCTTTGATGAATATCCTCCGGTTCTACAGAAAAATTTTTTTCAAATTCTCTCCGTTTAATTTCAATTTCTTGTTGCATATAATCAATTTGATTTTGAGATCTGACAGGAGCAGGTCCAAACCATGGATCATCATTAAGATATACTGGAGCAGGCACTCCAACATATGGACTATATCCATGACTAAAATGTCCTGGTCCACACTCAAATATTGGTGCTTCTAATTTAGAGCATTCAATTTTCTGTTTATCAATTGAACATTCAATATTTTCTTCTTTAAAAGTACCAGATTTTTTCATAATAAGATCAGTTTGTTTTTTAAAAATTTGTTTAACTCTTTTGATTATGCCCATATCAGTTTTTTACTATAGTTATAAGAATAATATTCTCTTTTACCTTTGATACCCCATCCTAACCAATAATATGCCGGAATCATATATTGTTGAACAGTTTGACCATTACCTTCAAATGAAGGCAGATATTTTTGGAATATAGGTTCATTAATCATATAACGAGTTTGACCTTCCAAACTACTGGGATCACAGGCATACTTAGCACAAAAATTTCCAAGACCTTTATAACGACCAATACTAGTCCATTGAATTAAACCATATCCACCAACACGACATTCATTATAAGAAACCCTAGCACCACCCTCACAAATATTAGCAACAAATTTACTTTCCTGTTTAATATTACCTAAAATAGTAGCAAGGGCATTTCTATCGGTAATATTAGTACGTTCTTGTAATTTTTTAAGAACATATTGTTCTTCTAATGTACATTCTGGACATTTCCAGGTAGATTTATATTCAACTACAGGAATCTGAACAGGTTTTGGTTTTACAACTATCTGTTCTGAAATTTGAGAAGAAACAGTAGCCGAAACAATTCCAATTCCAATAAACGTTTTAATCATCGTCTCCAATATATTCGAGTGAGTAAATTTCATGATCTTTAATACTAGGGTCTAACCATTCGGCAAACTCTGTTTGAATTGCATAAGCATTCTCTACAGATTCTAACACATCATCTGATTCCATATCACAAAGAGTGTGCATTCTATCAACTGCCCATTCATGAGCCATCTCCAGAGTTTTTTCTAAAGTTACCATAATCTTTCCGCATATAGCGTCCGAGAATGTTACTATTATAATATGCAGGAACTCCATTGTCAAGAGACTCAGATAAAACATTATTTAAAAATAATTGTTTTGTCTCTTCATAATTACAATCACCTTTGGATTTATGAAGGGAAAG